TGGATTATACAAAGGTCATTATACTTATCCTATGGTGGCGCAATTTTCAACTGGAATATTGGCGCACTTTTCAATTAGTATCTACACATGTGGGAAATGCTCGGAATTGCAGAAGAATTGCAAGAATACAGAAACCTTGTCCACGATGCCGATACAGAAGAACAGACTTTGAAGGAATGGACTACAAAAATAGCCGTCTGCCTCGACAGGCTTGTCGAAGCGGCAGAAAATGAGATAGACAACTTAACCGGACAAAAGGAAAATGAAAAGGAAAATACTGATAGTTGAAGATAATGTAGCCTTGTCCCAACTGCAAAGGGACTGGCTTGAACGTTGCGGCTATGCTGTCACAACCGCCATGGATGAACCTGCGGCAAAAAGAGTACTGAAAGCCGAAAATATTGCCCTGATTCTTTCAGATGTAAGACTGCCTCAAGGAAATGGCATAGAACTGCTTGAATGGATAAACCGGGAACACATTCATATTCCATTTGTGGTGATGACCGAATACGCTTCCTATCCTGACGCGGTGCGTGCGATCAAACTCGGAGCAAAGGACTATCTGGTCAAACCGGTTCACAGGGAACAACTCCTTGAACTTGTGGATACATTCCTCAAGCACATGTCCGCTGTCTGGAACGGTGAAAAGCATCTGTTCAAAAGGACAAGCGCACAAGCCGTAAAATGTGAAAAACAGGCAAAACTCGTCGCTCCATCCGATATGTCGGTACTGATATTGGGGGAAAACGGTACCGGTAAGGAATCGGTTGCGAGGATGATACATAACTACAGCGACAGGCATGAAGCTCCGTTTGTCGCGGTAAACTGCGGAGCCATTCCCGGGGAGCTCGCGGCTTCACTTCTGTTCGGTCATGCAAAAGGGGCATTCACCGGAGCTGATACAGCCAGACAGGGATATTTCGACCTTGCAAAAGGAGGGACACTGTTCCTGGATGAAATAGGGACGCTGCCTTATTCCGTACAATCTGTCCTTTTAAGAGTCTTGCAGGAAAACACGTACATACCTGTAGGGGATAGCAAGGAAAGACATGCGGATGTAAGAATAGTTGCGGCCACGAACGAGGATATTCCCAAAGCCATAGCAGAAAGACGCTTCCGTGAAGACCTTTATCACAGACTGGGAGAATTTGAGATAACGCAACCTCCATTACGCCAGTGTCCCGAAGACATTCTGCCACTCGCGGAATTTTTCAGGAAAGAATCTTCCGCCAAACTGAGAAGAGATACTGAAGGATTTTCCATAGAAGCCCAGCAGCTTCTCCTTTCCTACGAATGGCCGGGGAACATCAGGGAGTTGCAGAACAAGATAAAAAGGGCCGTGCTGCTGACAGAAAAACCGGTCATCGAACCGGAGTGCATAGATATCAGCATCAATACGAATACCGTATCTGCAAATTCTGTCTATTATGATGGCATGACAGAAGAAAAACTGTCCATCATCAAGGCTCTCAAAGCCACAGGCGGCCACCGGAAAAAAGCGGCAGAACTGCTCGGCATCAATCCTGCTACATTGTACCGTAAGATGAACAAATATGAGCTGAAATGAATATTTTTTGCAGTGAATTGCCTGTAATTCCGGCAAAATGACTAATTTTGTAACAGACTGGTCTATTGGCCATGTCTGTATTTTGAAATAAAATATGACGACGCCGCAAAGCGGCTGTCGCCTATTATACATAAGTCGCAAGACGTCTCGGACGGGAATCTGACAAATTCGAAAATACAGAGACTTTTGCGTGCAGCTTATGCTATGCCTAAAAATAGCGTGAGCTCATGCAAGTTTCTGTATTGGGCTTTGTCAGAGCCTCCGTCCGAAACAGCGTGAGTTTCACGCTTTTATTTATAACAGATAGAGGTATGGCAAAAGTTCAGATCGTATTCGCAATGACCATCGACGGTTACTTCCCGGATGATGACAGGCTGATGGAATGGATAAGAGAAGACAGGAACGGATTCCTTCTCTGGAAACAGCACAGCACATTTTCCATAGCCCCTGACTACCCGATGGTCGATCTTATCTGTTTCAAGGATACCACTTCCTCTGATTCCATATTCCAGGCAATAATATCCGAACGTGAAGATACGGAAATATTACGCAGACTGTCTGTATATCACCTTCCCGACGAAATTGTCATCTACATGCTGCCTGTAATTTCCGGCCATGGAATACGAATATCTGATTTTCTTGATTCCTGCTCCTGGAATCTGCACTCCTCAAAAAGTTTCCGTAACGGTATTTGCCGTCTGATATATCGCAAAACATTGCAATAGCTTCTCGCAACTGCAATGTTTCTGCAACGTTACCCAAACATGTCTTTTTGAATTTCTATTTTTATCTCACTGTAATCCAGTGGGATATATTTTTATGTGGGTGTGTCTTGCTGCATTGGTCCATGTTTTGGCCTATATCATAATGAAACCTGTTGCGCAACACGGTGTAAAAAATGGAATTATTACACTAAAAACAGAATTCATTATGATACAGATAGACAGGGAGACATTCCAGATGATGCTCCATCAGATAATGGAACGGTTTGACAGGATAGATGACAGACGGAACCGCATGAACAGGCAGACGGCCGCCCTTGAAGGTGACAAGCTGCTTGACAACCAGGATATGTGCGAACTCCTTGGTGTTACCAAGCGTACCCTTGCACGCTACCGCCAGAAGAAGCTCGTCACATACTACATGATTGACGGACGTACCTATTACAAAGCTTCGGAAGTCCAGGACTTCCTGAACAAAAAGGGAAAGGTGCTACCTGCGAAAATAAAAAAGGAACTCGGTCTTCAATCCTAATAAAATGACGGTATGGAAATTATATGTATGGAAAAACAGACCTTTGACGAATTGGTTGTCCGCCTCAGCCTGATTGAGAAAAAAGTCATCGGTATATGTAGTCAGACCAAAGACGCGGGACTGAAAAAATGGATGGACAATCAGGAGGTATGCGGGATTCTCCGAATATCCAAGAAAACACTTCAGGTATATCGCGAGAAAGGACTGTTGCCTTTCACCCGGATCAAGAACAAGTTCTTCTACAAACCGGAAGATGTACAAAGCCTGTTGGAATCAAGTTATCACCCACAAAAAAGAAAGCCATGAGTTACGATCTTATAAACAGAAAAGACCAGCGGATTGATACTATTTTCAAAGGGCTGGAAAACATGGAGCGTATGATAGACGCAATACGGACGGCTCCAAGGCCCGCATTTCACGGTGATTATTTCCTCACGGACGAGGAACTTTCAAAGCTGTTGAAAGTAAGCCGGCGTACCTTGCAGGAATACCGGACCCTCGGTGTGATACCTTACTATCTTGTGCAGGGAAAAGCCCTTTACAAAGAGTCAGACATACAAAAAGTTCTTGATGACGCTTATAAAAGATGCAGGGAAGAACAGCGATGGGTATGAAGCAAAAGTAAAAGAAACGGCCTCTTTACAAGGTCGTTTCTTTGTTGTCGGACAATTGGTATCCGAATCTCCTTCTCCGTTTCTTGACAATAACATCTTCTTCATACAGACCAGGAATCCGATCCATTCCGGCTGCTTTCAGCCGTTTCATGTCCTCGTCCACTTTCCTGTCAGTCACTTTGGCGTAAAGCTGCGTGGTCTCAATACGCATGTGCCCCATCATTTTGCCGACTGTCTCGATTGGAACACCTAATGAAAGGGTTATATGGGTTCCGAAATTGTGTCGTGCCTTATGAAATGTAAGTTCAAATCCGTAAACTTCACCCAACTGGTGGGCGAGCATAATGAAATACGTACGACTATACAGATTGAAGACCTTGTCATCCTTTCTCTGTTCCCGATATTTCTCTATTATCTTCAACGGAATATCCAGCAATCGGACAGAAGACAGTGTTCCTGTTTTCTGGCGGTGGATATGAATCCACCATGAACCGTCTTCAGATTGAGTAATATCATTTACCCTCAATTTTTTCAAATCCGTATAGGCAAGTCCGGTAAAAGTAGAGAAGATGAACATATCCCTTACAAACTGAAGCTGTGGCTTCTCGACAGGTGTTGTAAGCAGTGTCTTCAGGTCTTCCAGCTTCAGATGACGACTTTTCCGTTTGGGCAGTTCAGGATGAAGGCGACAATACGGATCACGGCGGATTGTTCCCTGGCTGACAGCCCGCATGGTCATCTTCTTCAGCCTGTAAAGATGTTCATGCACGCTCTTCGGGCTTAAATTCCTGTCCGTCCTGAGAAAAAGTTCAAAGTCATCGTAGAACACACGGTCAAGACTACGTAGCAGTACATCCTTTACGCCGCGTTTTTCCTGCACGAAAGCCGAAAGGTGCTTATATGAACGTAAGTAGGAATCATAACTCTCCTTTATACGATCCACACCGATACGTTTCTTAAACTCCTCGTTATGCTCTCTGAAAAGAGCCAGCAGAGTTAGCGGTTTCTGACCGACTCCCATCACGGCATTCTTTACCTGCTCTGCCGTAATAAATCCCAGACTGTTCTTAATCCGCCTGTAATGCTCCTTGATTTCTTTGGTCAGATCATCAATAGCCCGGTTGACGGTAATGGCATTCTCACTGCGGCCGTCAGCCCGTCCTTTTTCAGGATTCCAGATGGCCGGATTGACGGATACTTTCGTTCCTATCTGTTCCCATTTGGCATCTATGCTTATCTTGCACAGCAACTGGCACGTTCCATCCTTACGGACTTTGGTGCGGTTTATATAAAACAGTATCGCAAATGTACTGCGACGTTTGATTTCCATATTGTCAGTATTTCTTTTCATAATCCTATTTTTTGCCATTGTCAAATAACTACAGAAAACCGCTCAGCAATTATTTTATCCAATGCTTTCGTATCTGTATCTATCTTATTGTCTGTCACCTTTGCGTAATGCTGTGTGGTCTCAATACGACTGTGCCCCAACATCTTGCTGACCGTTTCAAGCGGTACGCCATGGGAAAGTGTAATTTCTGTCGCATAGGTATGACGGGCAACATGGAATATACAAGGCGAAGCAAGCAAAAGCTAACAAGTGAAGATTAAACGTAAGTCGTTTGAAATGAGCTATATTTCTGTATTCTGCAAAATGTGGAAAATGCAAATGACAACAGAATATTGAGGTTGTTCAGTTACCAAACCGTTAGCCGGGCAGTTACCGAAACGGGAATAGGTAACGCAAAGCGATGAAAAGAAATCCTCACTGTTTTATTTGCACTCATACACAGTGTTTTGCATATCAAGGAACGCTTATATGGCAAGTAACTTTGCACTAAAAAATATAAGCGTATGAAAGTAGAAAAATTCAAGGTGCTACTCTACCTCAAAAAGAGCGGATTGGATAAGTCGGGAAAAGCTCCCATCATGGGACGCATCACGGTAAACAGGACAATGGCACAGTTCGGATGCAAACTGTCCTGCACTCCCGAATTATGGAATCCACGTGAAAGCCGTCTGAACGGCAAAAGCAAGGAGGCGGTTGAAATCAATGCCAAGATTGAAAAGTTATTGTTAGCGGTAAACAATGCTTTTGACAACCTTGTGAACCGCAAGGTTGATTTTGACGCCACCGATGTGAAAGACCTCTTTCAGGGCAGTATGGAAACGCAAATGACCCTCATGAAAATGACGGATGTTGTCTGTGACGACCTCAAAGCCCGTATCGGCATAGACAGGGCAAAAGGGACTTACCCCGGTTATCACTATATGCGTCTGACACTTGCAGAGTTCATTGAATATCAGTACAAGGTCAGAGATTTGGCATTCGGACAACTGACAGAACAGTTCATCCACGACTATCAGGCTTTCGCTATGAAAGAAAAAGGGTATGCGATTGACACTGTCCGCCACCATCTTGCCATCCTGAAGAAAATATGTCACCTTGCCTACAAGAAGGGGTATTCCGAAAAATACCATTTCCAACATTTCGCCCTGCCCCGGCAATCGGAAAGGACACCGCGAGCACTGAGCCGCGAATCGTTCGAGAAAATCCGAGACGTGGAAATACCTGCTTACAGAAAATCCCACATGCTGGCACGTGACCTTTTCCTGTTCGCCTGCTATACGGGCGTGTCATACGCCGATGTGGTTTCCATCACGGACGAGAACCTGTACACGGACGACAACGGGGCATTGTGGCTGAAATACCGCCGGAAGAAGAACGAACACCGTGCGAGTGTAAAGCTCCTTCCCGAAGCTTTGGCGTTGCTTGAAAAATACAAGGACGAGACAAGAGAAACCTTGTTCCCTTTACTTCGTTGGTCAAATCTCAGACGACACATGAAAGCGTTGGCGGCACTGGCAGGCATCAAAGATGACTTGTGCTACCATCAGGCGAGGCACAGCTTCGCCTCGCTTATTACGCTTGAAGCAGGTGTGCCTATTGAGACCATCAGCAGGATGCTGGGACACTCTGACATTGCCACGACACAGGTCTATGCCCGTGTCAGCCCGAAGAAACTTTTCGAGGATATGGACAAGTTCATAGAGGCCACCAAAGATTTTCAAATAGTCCTTTAACTATCTAATACAGAAAACGATATGCGAAGCACATTTTCACTTTTGCCCTACATTAACCGCAGCAAGGTAAAGGCTGACGGTACGACCGCCATACTTTGTCGTATAACCATTGATGGCAAACAGACCGCCATAAGCACGGGTATCTATTGCCGTCCCGAAGACTGGAACGGCAAGAAGAACGAGATTAAAACCGTAAGGGAGAATAATCGTTTACGGGAATACATACGGCTGACAGAGGAAGCCTACCATGAGATACTGAAAACGCAAGGCGTGGTCAGTGCCGAGATGTTGAAGAACCATATCACCTTGAACAACATCCACCCGACCACCCTCCTGCAAATGGGAGAATGGGAACGTGGGCGATTGAAGAAACATTCCGAGGAAATAAACTCCACGTCTTCCTATCGGGCTTCAATGTACTATCAAAAGTACCTGACGGACTTTATAGTGTCAATCGGGAAAAAGGATATACCTCTTGAAGAAGTGACGGAGGACTTCGGTAAGTCCTACAAGTCCCACTTGAAGAAATGCAAGAACTTCGGTATTTCCCAAACCAACCATTGTCTGCGTTGGTTGAACCGCCTGTTGTACCTTGCAGTCGATAAGGAGATTCTCCGTGTAAATCCCTGCGAGGACATGGAATATGAAGCCAAGCCGGAAGCAAGGCACAGGTATATCAGTCGTGAGGAGTTCAAGAAGATACTTTCCACACCGATGTATGACAAGCGTATGGAATTGGCAAGACGGGCTTTCATCTTCTCGACACTGACCGGACTGGCGTATGCGGACATACAATTGCTACATCCCCACCATATCGGGACAAATGCGGAGGGCAGACGCTACATCCGCATCAATCGCAAGAAAACAAAGGTGGAGGCGTTCATACCCTTACATCCCATAGCGGAGCGGATATTGTCGTTGTATAATACGACCGATGACGAGAAGCCCGTGTTTCCTCTTCCTAACCGTGATGCCCTATGGTTTGAGGTTCACGAGTTGGGAATAACCATTGGGAAAGAGGAAAACTTGACCTATCACCAAAGTCGGCACAGCTTCGGCACTTTTCTGATTTCAGCGGATATACCGATTGAGAGTATCGCCAAGATGATGGGACATTCCAATATCCGCACAACTCAAGGATATGCACGGATAACCGATGATAAAATCTCCAAGGATATGGACAAGCTGATGGAACGCAGGAAAAAACAATCGGCTGACGAAAAAAGAACAGACGACTAAAAAAACGAAGCATTATGGATAGAGGAATAATAACAATCAGTGAAACGGGTGCAGTCACTATGCCTACTGCACCCGTATGGATGACGCAATTTGAGATTGCCGACTTGTTCGGGGTATTTTCATGTGATATTCGCAAGGCGATTCATTCCATCTACAAGCATAAGGAACTAAATGAGGTTGAAACACAGAAGTATGTCAGGCAGTCGGATAATATCAGTTATGATGTCTATAACATTGAACTGATTATAGCCATTGCATTCAGAGTATGCAGTAAAGAAAGTGCATTGTTCAGACGGTTTGTAATAAATGAAATCAGAGCCACTAAAAGAGAAACACCGATAACATTGTTTGTTTCCTGTGGCAAGGGTAACAACCTATGGTATAGTTGAGCCAATTCCGCCAGCCACTCGTTCCCGATACTCGGATGCAAAGGTAGCGTATGCCTATGACGGCAGAGGCAAGGTCAGGCGGCGATGCCGTTTCGGGCAGAATCTTCCTCAAACGAGTTTGAGCGTATTCCGCCCGAAAACCTTGCCACTGCCAGCCATACGCTCATAAGGCATCCGGCAACGGAAACAAGCGACTGACGGAAAATCAGAAGAATAGAAAGGAACGACTTACAGACGAAGCAGGATATTGGTGCTTCATCTGTAAGCCGTTCCTTTTCTTTTTGCCGAAATCCCATTGCTCCGCAATCATAGGGCAGACGGCAAACTGCGCTCCTTCAAGAAAAATCAGATTGTAGCCTGTCGGTAGGCGGAGCGGTAGCCGTCATTCAGCATCCTTTCGATGTCGGATTCACGGTAGAGGATTTTGCCGCCCAACTGGATATAGGAGATGCGCCCTTCATTGCGGTAGTCCTGAAGTGTCCGACGGCTTACCTTCAGCCGTGCCGAAACTTCCTTGTCGGTGAAGAAACGCTCACCACCCAATGTCGGGCGGTAGTTGGCGGTCAGGTGCTCTACATTGTCAAGCAGTCGGTCAAGACTGCCCATAAAGTGGATTATCCACTCGTTGTCTTTGTTAATCAGCTCGTTCATGTTACTTTGGATTTAGTGGGATTATTGTTATTACTCTATTCGGTTATCAGATTGTCCTGCCTTTGAACCTTGCTTCCTTTCTCCTATCTTCAACAACAGAAACGATACGCTTCACATCTTCGGGACGGTAGTAGGTCTTGTGATTGATTTGGCTGTACGCCAAAGTTCCATTGTCCCGAAGCGTCTGCAATGTGCGTGGGCTGATGTTAAGCATCCGGCACACGTCCTGATTGTCCATCCACTCGCTCATTGTCTTTTCCCCGTGCCGATGGCAGATGGCATCCATACGGCAGATGAAGCGGTCGAACTTGGCGACCATCGCCTCAAAGGTTTTTCTTTCGATTGATACGATTTCCATATTGTCTTTCTTTTTGTTGTTATTGTTTCTTTTGCTGCAAAGGAATATAGAATCTACTGTCCGGCAATGACATTTCCAAAAGTGGCAGCGTGTTGCGCCGATATGGTAGCGTTTGTCCGGGTTACTGCCTGTCGATTCCCTGTAAGCAAGCCTATGTCCCATGATTTCCGCTCCACCTTTTAGGACTGCCGTTATTCCTTTTGCCACAAAGAAAGACATAATCCGATACCTGACAATGGATATTACCATTACTGGCAGCATGTGGCACAGGGTGGTAGAGGTTGGCACACGTTGTAGTGGTGTTAATCCCCTTGATTCCGGAAATTAGGAATGCGGCAAGAGTAAAAATAAGGGCTTAAATCAAACTTGCCCTCTATCTCACCTTTATCCGTTCCGCTATTCATCTCCGGCAAATTGTAGAAGTCCTCACCGCTGTTTCAATCACCATATTGCGGAACCGCACAAAATTGTCTAAGAGAATCCAAGCGCTTGAGTGACTGCACTAAAGCACCTTACTTTGCTCCCGATAATCGGTCGAGGTGCTGACCAAGACCACATTCAATAACTTAATCAATTTGTTTTTTACAATGAAAAGAGAACCAAACATTACAGAGCAGCAGGCTCGTGAAATCGTGGAGAAGATGGGACGCAGGGAATCCTACACTCCCAAGTCTGTGGATGACTTCTACAGGAGTATCGGTCTGGAGCCGGAGGAACTGGAACAGCCCGACAAGACCGTCACGGAAGAAGCGGAGACTGCTATGACGGATGAACCGTCAGGTGTGACGACCGGGGAAGCGGCAATGCCGCAGAAGCGTGTCAGTGGCAAGCAACGCAGGCTGTCTTTGGAGGAGTACCGCACCACCTATCTCCAAATCCCCAAAATTATCAACCGTAAGCCCGTGTTCGTCAGTGAAACGGTACGTGACGAACTAGACAAGGTTGTCCGCTACCTCGGTGGAAAGGGCATGAGCGCATCCGGACTTATCGAGAACCTTGTCCGCCTGCACCTCGATGCCTACCGGAATGACATTGAGCAGTGGCGCAAACTCTGACGGGATTACGGTGAAACCAATTGAGCCGTTGGATGCACTTCATCGGTTCGACCGATACACAAAGTGAGTTATTACACTCGAAAATCAATCCGACAAGCGGAGGATTTTTGTGTCCTCAAAGACACAGCAAGATATATTTTCAGTTACCCGAATAATTCTAAGTAACTGAAAATCCTTGCACAGCCGTGGGCAGAATTATCCTCCGCAGTCGGATAATTTCGGGGTTCTTTAATCGGAGATTAGACAAAGAATAAACCATTAAATAGAAGAATAAGCAGAATGAAAAAGAGGAACAAATACGGGAGAAATCCCAAATTGAACCCGAAGACACACTGTGTGATGGTGCGCTTCGATGATGAGGAATGGAACAAGTTCCTCACGATGTACGAGGAATCACAGGTGTACGCGAAAGCCGTCTTTCTCAAGGCGCACTTCTTCGGGCAGAAGTTCAAGGTACTGAAAGTGGACAAGACGATGGTGGACTACACGACCAAACTGTCCGACTTTCATGCCCAGTTCCGTGCCATCGGTACGAACTACAATCAGGTCGTGAAAGAGCTGCGCTGCCATTTTTCGGAGAAGAAGGCGATGGCTTTGCTCTACAAGCTGGAGAAGTGTACCATTGACCTTGTGAAACTGAGCCGGGAGATTGTAGAGCTTTCAAGGGAGATGTGGGCTAAGTGGGAGCAATCCAAATCCGACTGATATGGCATCGGTAAAGGTCAAGTTTCGCCCATCCACCGTGAACGGCAGGGAGGGCACACTCTACTATCAGGTCATCCACAACCGTGTGGTCAGACAGATAAACACCGAGTATAAACTTTTCGTTTCGGAATGGCAATCCCATTCCGAAACGGTTGTCTTGCATTATCTATCAACAGAACAAGAGAGGAACAACTATCTGCTTTCAATCAGTTCACGCATCAAGTGGGACAAGGACAGGCTGAACAAAATCATACATACGTTATCTCAATCCGGCACATTTGTAACGGATGATATAGTCATGCGCTTTCAAGACAACAGGCAAGAACTGTCGTTCAACGCTTACATCAGCCGACAGATAGTGAGACTGAAACGCTTGGGTAAAATACGCACCTCGGAAACCTACACAGCTGCACTCAGAAGTTTCAACAATTTTATGAATGACAAGGAGGTTTTGTTTGACCAACTTAATGCGGATTTGTTGGCAGAGTATGAGGCTTATTTGAAAGGCAGGGGAAATACGCCCAACACCATATCTTTCTATATGCGTATTCTGAAAGCGGTCTATAACCGTGCGGTGGAAGACGGATTGACCGAGCAACGGCATCCGTTCAAGTCCGTTTATACAGGAGTGGAGAAAACCATGAAACGAGCCTTGTCACTCAATGACATCAGGCGTATCAAAGGACTGGACTTGTCATTGAAGCCCAATCTTGACTATGCCCGTGATATGTTCCTGCTCTGTTTCTATACAAGGGGAATGTCATTCATCGACATGGCTTATCTGAGAAAGAAGGACTTGCAGAGCGGCACTCTTTCCTATCGCAGACGTAAGACTGGACAACAGTTGTTCATCAAATGGGAAAAGTGTATGCAAGATATTCTTGATAAATATCCGATAAATGAAATTGAATACCTCTTGCCCATCATTACAAAACGGGACGAAGATTATCGGAAGCAATACGCCAACGAACTTCACCGGGTAAACCATTTGTTGAAGAAAATCGGAAAGCAGTTGGATTTGCCAATACCCTTGACGATGTATGTCGGTCGGCACTCGTGGGCAAGTATCGCCAAGAGCCGTAATGTGCCTATCTCTGTCATCAGTGAGGGCATGGGGCATGATTCAGAGAACACTACGCAGATTTATCTTGCATCGTTGGATACCACCGTGGTAGATAAAGCCAATAAGAAAATACTGGATTTGCTGTGAGGCAGTGGATGTTTAGCGAATCTGTCCAACGCTTGCCAAGAGACGGATATTATAATACAAAGTTAAGCAAAATAATGATATTCAGACTATAAAACGCTGAAAATCTTTTCTATTGCCATGCTTTTGTTTTGCAAGAAAAGCTAAGCGTTTTGCGAAAATTGTTCATATAATAGCCAAACATGACTATGTATCAACAAGATAAGAAGGCTCGTCCGTCTCTTGGCAAGAGATGTAGGAAAAATTTCAACGGAAAAGAAAAGTCTTAATCGATTAAGTTATGAGATTAGAAAAGTGGTTTATTTCAAACTTGGATGATTCGCAAAGAAAAATCATCATACAAAGTATAGATGATGATATAATAGTACAAGGGGCGGCTGGTAGTGGAAAAACAAATCTTGCTATCCACCGAGCTCTACAAGCAAAGAACAAAGGTAGCTATGCTATAGTCATTTTTACAGTGGCTTTGAAAAGAATGATAGCATATGGTATGCAGGCACTTGGTTTAGACAAGGAACGCATAGCATATGAATGGGCTTGGACTCACCGCGGTTTCGATTTGACTGGAGATGTATATTGGGAGAAAGGAAATAGAAATACACTTTATTTGGTAAATGATTTAAGTATCAGAAAATTTGAACGCACAGAAAAGGACAAGACTACCTATGGAATTGACTTTGCAGATTGGGTTGATTATAAGTTCTATTCTGCCTTTGGACGAAGAGTTAGTTGGTTTAGAGAGATTCCATACACATCAGGCTTTAGCGTGACAAATACAGACAAATTTGAACTGATTCCAAGTGGAACCATGTACAAACAATCTGAAGACCGTATAGATTATCTCATCATTGATGAAGCACAAGATTTTAACGTGTCAGACTATCAATCAAGAATGATAGCCCATAGGGGGAAAAGTCTTTCTTTGTTTGGGGATTCTGTACAACAAATGAACTTCAATGGTAGTTCCATTGATGAAATTGCTAAAACTTTGGGATATAAACGTTTCTCGTTAGATTACAATTATCGTTTGCCAAAGACCATAGCAAAAGTAGCTCAGCAAATTCAAAGTGTCAAGGTGGATTTGATGACAAATAACATGAAAGATGGTGGCAATAGCGACTATCCTAATTATCCCAAACCTATTATCACGAAATACTCTTCCAAAGAGAAAGAGCTAGAAGGCATCTTAAATAGGATTAAAATGGAAGATTTGGACGATGTGGCAATCTTGGTCCCTGATGAGAGTGACGTGCGTGAAATAAACGATTTTTTGACACAAAGAGGGATAAATACCCAAGTGCATTATCGAACAGGAAATGTCGTTCCTTTTAGGACAATCAATACTTTGGATTTTTCAAATAACGACCTACCATGTATTCTGACATACTATGCAGCAAAAGGGTCTGAATTCGATAATGTTTTTGTTCCATTTGCTAATGAGGCGAATACCTGTAAAAGGAATGCTTTCTATGTAGCATGTACTCGTTCTTCACGTAATCTTTATATTTCCTACACGGGCAAGAAAATATCATTTTTTAAAGATGTATCGAAGGAATATGTTGTTGAAATAGAAAATAATTAAAAATATGTTTTATTATATAAGCATAAACTCATGGAACTTACTGGAATCGTTTGTTTCAGAAAGTATATCTCCATTCTCTTTCTATCAAGTAAGAGGATATGGCAATAATTTGAGCCGTTATATAGATGGTACAAATGAAAGAGTTAACTACCTTATCTTGTCAGCAAAGGAAATAGATGGAGATTACATATTAAAAGTCAATGAGGACATTCTGGACAAATCAAATATAACTCCCGTTAAGAAAAGTAAAACTCTATTTACATATAGTAAAACAATTTATTACAAAAAGGGTGCTGTCGCTTTTCTGTTCTCTTCGAATGATTTACTTGAATCTTTTGTTGCAGAATCACAAATATTGTTTGAGGTAAAATGTATTGAGAAATATAAATCTGAATTCGTGATAAATACAGGTAAAACAAAGAAGCCTTTGGTTACTGATAAAATTGCGAATTCCTTTTCTTTTCAGCGTCATGAATACATTGTCCAAGACAATGTTTATGATAGATTAAAGGGAATGATTGTTGCATACACCCACGCTATGGTATTTGCAGAGAACCCTCATGAGCAACGGCTTTCATGCCAATTGCGAGATTTGAAAAATTCATTTGCAGGATTAAATACGCAAGTAATGGTTTCTGAAAGTGCAGTTTCGAATGAAGGTGAATATATGCTACTTATAAAAAAAGCCAAGGCTACATATAACGGAATCATTAAGACAAAAACGAATTTGTTCGACATTCTTATTCAACTGTTCTCAGAAATCATAAAATTGTCAAAGGCACGTGCGGATGAACTCTCAAAAAACAAGCAAGTAAGCGGTACTGACAGAATAGAGAATTTAAAGGTTCAAAAAGAAGAATTAGAAAATAAGCTTTACAATATAGAATATCGTGATGGAATTTCTGATTTGGTTGAAGAATTAAACTCTATAAAGAGTCAAGAACGTAACAATGGCATCAAGATGGGTAAAGCACGTGAATATTTCAAAAAGGGGACTTGGGAATATGAACGCAAACAATATCTCAAAAACAAAATCAAAAAATACGAAGAAGATAATGACGAGTATAAATCCATTAAACAAGACATCTGTAATATAAAACAGCAGATAACAAACATTGATACAGGAGCTTCTGTGTATGACACGACTTTGGGAGCATTGTTTGTTCGTGTCAGTGATATTATGAATGAACTTATCAGTAAAGCAAAAACATCAAGCAAAAATAATGGTCAAGTTAATTATTCATGCCTATCGTTAATAAACTCTGCTGTGAGTATTGATGTAAACGCTTCTGTTGAAGAGAAAGCGTTTCTTGACATTATTATTAATGAAGCTCTAAAAAGTGAGAAAAGAGTGTTGTCTGACGATGTGGTTCTGAACCTCATAGTAGAATCAGCCAATAAATACAAGTGCCGAGAATATGCGAATACAGAAAATGGCAAGCTAATACTTAGTAGTCTTCGAGAGTTTTGGGCATACAAGCATAATCAATGTTCTTCATTCAGCATACCAAATAATTTGATTGTACTGAAGTCTTTGATGGCGTTCTTTATTAAGCCTTTTGGCTTTGACCAAATAGAACGATATGTTCAAAATAAAGGTGTAGAAAATAAAGAGTACGGGTACATGCTAAGAGGAGCCTTTATCGGATACGCAGCCTTCCCCAAGACTTTTACCGATGCTCTTTATGGCGATAAGAATATATACATTCCTATGGATGAATATCTAACAACAATACACAAACAGGTCGAAGCGCAATACCCCTGCGATTGACTTGTGAACAATGAAATGGGGTTTAAAAAGAAAAATTTATGGGAGTATTAAAATTGTCTGTTATAGAGGAACAGAACAAACGACTCAAAAACAAATTGAGAATTGCAAGAAAAAAAGGCAATGTTGTTCGCATTAGTAATTGCTATTGTCCCTGTGAGTGCTTCATTAGAGAAGGCGAAATCACAATGTGTGATGACGTTGCCTCTGCAGGAAGTTGGAACATTGATTAAAATCACTAACTGAAGGAGAGCCATTGTTATTACTTTGGCTTTCCTTATTTTAAATTTATGGAATCCATTGCTTTTCAAACTCAATATGGTAATTACTATCTATATAGTCCTTCAACAAAGACAATAGTGCCTTTGTCCAAAGACATGTACGATATAATATCGCATCAAAATAAAGATACAGAGATCCTTCTACAATTAAAGGAATATGGTTATCTCGATGATTTTACCTCACCGTTAGATGCTTGCATAACAGGCAATGCAATACAAAACGCATTGATAAATTTGTCTCAAATCATATTCGAAACGACGACACTCTGTAACCTAAGATGTGAGTATTGCTGTTATAGCGAAGGCTATGATACATTTGACAGCAGAAGGGGTGTGTTGGGAAATCTGAAATTTGAAACAGCGAAGATCATCATTGATTATTTGGTCGTTCTTTTTCAACGTGAAGCAAAATCGGATGCGCCTAAAGAGCCTTTTGCTATCAGCTTTTACGGAGGTGAGCCTTTGATGAATTTTGATGTTGTTCGTCAAATTGTGGAATATGCTGAATGTGTTGAATTCCGAAATCGTTCACTATTTTTTACGATGACAACAAATGCAATGCTTTTATCAAAGCATGCCGACTTTTTGTCACATCACAATTTCAAAATGTTGATAAGTCTTGACGGAAACAAAGAACATGACTCTTATCGAAAAACTCCTAACGGCTTCCCATCGTTTGATATCGTATTGAAGAATTTAATGAATGTTGAGAGTAGGTTTCCAAAGTGGTTTGCAACATTTCGATATAATGCCGTTTTTACCAATATAAGTGACGTTAGGAATATAGTTGAATGGTTCAAATCTCAATTAAACACGACTCCAAATTTTAGCCCAGTTCATACTCCTACAAAAGAAGCAAAAAATGGAGATAGAATATTGTCTATGCTCAAAACTTTTGAAATTCCTGAGGATATGGCGTTGGAGCATGGCTTAATCACCCAAAATCCTCTTTTTAATCGAATATTGCTATTAAGTACAAGACTATTGAATAATTCATTTAATAAAGAGACTGATTTACTCATAGATGACAACACAGACAACAAGATACTGCCAACAGGTACTTGTATTCCTTTCTCAAAACGAATGTTCGTAAGTTACGATGGAAAAATACATCCATGTGAAAAAGTAAACAGGGATTCACCATTAGGATTTATAGACAACAATGGATGTGTCTGTATTGATTGCGATGATATTGCAAGTAGATTCATGAAAAGGATTACAGAATTTTCATACTTGTGCAAGAGGTGTTATATGCAGTTTTGTTGTACAAAATGTTCTTTTTGTTATAGTAATGGTAAATGCGAAGAATTTACATCTAAGAATAAGTTTGCAAAGCTATTATCGGAGGCTGTATCATACATAGAATCTCATCCCGACATAATAAAAATTTTAGAAAATAGTATTATTATAAAATGAATAGACTGTATATATTTTTCCCTCATTGCTATATCAAGGCAACATCAAACGAACTGCTCATATATGACACTATGACGTTCAAGAGTGTATATCTGAAGGACATTGTGTTGTCTAACTATAATATAGACAGATTAAACCGATATGGCTATGTCGAGGAGAATTGTGACACCAAACTTTTGCTGCAAAAGATTACTGTCAATCACTTTGGATATTATATCCAATATGATGAGTTGATGCCATACATCCCAGAAAGAAAATTAAGAATTACAACTTCCCTGCATAAGGAAAAGAAGGCTTTAGGCTATAACCTCACATCATATACAAACTTGATGCTGACATCGCTTACATTATTGCTGAACAATACAATATCCACATACCTTAACACATTTGCATACAAACAATTAGAATACCCAGATACTAATTGCGCAGAAATTGACATGGAAAAGATTTCCGTGCAACTTAGTTCTTTTTGTTTAGAGAAAATCATATTGTCAGGAGAATTACCATATGCTAAGTTAGAGAAGTTTCTTGAATTTACAAGTGATAGAAATATACAGGCTATCTACCGAATTCATTATTTAGCATATTCTTTTCAATATATTCAAGAAATCCTACATAAATTTGATTCGTTGATAATAGAGTTGTTGGTAGACTCTCACACTCCGTTTCATATACTAAATTTTAACGAAGAAAGATTGCTATATAAATATATAATAACATCGATTTCTGATGTGGATAAAATATCAAAAATAGGAAAAGATGTGATTCTCTGCCCGGTCTTCTTGGATACTAAGACAATTACTTTACAGTCACAAATGATTATGACTAAAGATGAAATTCTCCAATCATGCCATACGCTAAAAGAATGTTATGTAAAAGACTATATTAATCCTTCTTGTTTCGGTCATTTAACTATCAATTTTAATGGTGAAGTTTGTTGTTTAAATGAAAAAATAGAATCTTTGCAAGATATGGATTTACCTTACATCATAAACAAGTGGATTGGTTCACAAAGTTGTCTGTGGTATCTTGCAAGAAATAAAAGATGTTGTTGCAAGAAATGTGCTATCCAAGTTTTGTGTCCATCAGTTTCAATATATGAACTGCTAAACATATACAAGTGTCCTTGTACAGTTTAGTCCAATAAAAAAAGAATCCTTCCGTAAACAGGAAATTCATCTTCTATAAAAGTTTGTACAAGAAAAAATAATGTTACCTTTGCATTTGAAGTCGGCGTTCTTTTGATTTAATGCAAAACAAGGAAAGAAACGGAGTTTCGCTCGTTTCCAAATCGTTACCAGTCAAGTTGCAATCCTTTGTAAGTTGTTTATTCTAAACATGAAAGAAGATTGAAAATGTCTTGCCGTGTGGAAGACCAGCTTACGTCCTATACCGCAAATTTCGGCGATGCGTTTCAGATAACGATTCAATGAACTGTTGGAATACATGGGGAGAAGCTTTCCTTCAGGAGCCATATCGCGGTATTTTTCAATAATATGGAACGGCAGTTCCATAAGCGGTATTTCAAAATCTACACCGGTTTTCTTGCGAGAACTCCTGATCCACCAGGTACCATCTTCCGCGAGAGAAAGGTTTTCATTTGTCAGCAGACACATGTCGCTATAGGGAATACCCGTATAACAGGAAAACAGGAACATATCTCTCACATGATAAAGAATCTGATCATGGAGAGGTGTTGTCATAATCCTATTCAATTCTTCGGAGGTGAGATATTTCTGTTCCGGTTTCGGATGTACCGGTTCATATCCGACAAACGGGAATACTGTTATTATACCGTCAGCAATAGCTTCTCCGACAATTGTTTTCAGTTGGACGGTAAGATTGACTATTGTGCCTGAAGCCAGACAACATTCCGTACGTAGATACAAGTCATATTTTTCAATGAAGGAACGGTCCAATGCGGCAAAAGGGATATCTGACAGCTTATATTGCATCTGTAAAAAACGTACCAGATGATTGTAGGAATTGCGGTAAGCCCTCAATGTCTTTTCCGTACGATTGATCCCAACGCGTTTCTCGAAATTTCTAATGAAAAGTCTGAAATAGCTTAATAGGGTTTCCTGTTCCGAAGCCATACCCAAAAGTTGATGCTTTACATCCTCTGCTGTTACATCCTCACGGATTGCAGATTGTTCCGCATAGATGCCGAGCGCGGCAGCACGTATTTCATCCAGTCTGTTGTTTATGTCTCTTGCCGCAACACTTTTTCCACACGCCCGTCCGGATGACCACAATGACTGTGGCACACGAAACTTGACACTGAATGCTGTTTCAGAGTGCTTGCCGACAATAAGCCGTGCCATCACGGGACAGTTTCCCCTGGCATCCGCCTCGCTCTTTTTAAGGTAGAACGAAACCTTTACATCTGTCTGATTCATAATCTGTTCCATTGTTTGCAAAATTAACAGAGACAGAGTTAATCATCGGCATGTAAAATATCGTCAGACATCGACAAAGCTATCACCATTGACTTCCGGAACCTATATTTTTCATATCTCAAAAAAAATAAGTACCTTCGCTAAGCCAAAATGATGAAACTGCGTTCTTTACGGTCGGAGCAGAAAGGATTTTCAAACAAATCCATACAACTGGAATGGGCAACGGATAGGTAGCAATTTTTTCGCTTAACTATTCAAAAAACGGCTTCAAAGCACACATTTACAAATGCGGAATAATGCTGCGTATCTCCCTGAAAGCCCAATAGTTTACATTATTCTTCCTAAATCCATCCGAAATCGGGCGAGTTTCACTATCTTTGCTCTGTAAGAACCAAAGAATCAGGGATTATGACGAATTTTAAAATACGCACATTCGGACGCACGGAACTTGCACAGCTTTACTGTCCGGAGTTGTGCCCGCAAGCGGCTTTCCGTAAACTGAACCAATGGATAGACCTCTATCCGAACCTGCGGGAAGAACTGCTTGCCTCAGGACTTTCGCCAAAATCGAGGACATACACGCCCGCACAGGTAGGACTGATTGTAGGGGCATTGGGAGAACCGGGCGAGAACTGACTTCCCCTCGGCAGCCCGACACATACCACCCGCATTTACAACAGAAAAAAACGCCTTTCATAGCCTGAATCCTCCTCTGTCCACTCAAGGATGCTTTGCGTTGCCAAAGGGCTACTCCACGTTGCTAAAGTTCTACTTTACGCCGCCAAAGTTCTACTCTGCAACGCTAAAGTTCTACGCTACGCTGCCGGAGTAGCCCCCGGGAAAACATGAAGTAATCTTTCATTCTTTTTTATCTTCAGTAATGTTACCGGCCGTTTCCGGCAACACCACCTTACCTTCCATCTTTCTTGACTGAAGTCCTTTCTTGACCGAAATCCTTTCTTGCCCGGAATCCTTTCTTGCCCCAAAGACCCTCTTATCCGAAACACCTCCCTTTTCCATTCTTCTGTTCTTTTATCGTAAGCATCCGATAAAGTACACATTGTCTTTTTCATAAATAGAAAAGAGAGTGTGTCAAAATACATTTGATGATTTCTTTTAGGCACGGATTTCGCGGATTTCACGGAAAAAAGAACAAAGAAAATCTGTGTTTTCCGTGTAATCCGTGCCTAAAAAGAAACAAATAGCAAGCGAATGTTAGTTTTGACACACCCTCCTTGTTTCTTCAACATAAATATTTAAACTCCAATTGTATTCGTATTAGACTTCTCCAACTTCCAAACATCAGGAAGAAGTTCACGAACATTTTTCCCGGAGTCCTTTTGCCCTTTTCCTTTTGTTCTTTTATTCTTTTGTTCTTTTGTTCTTTTGTTCTTTTGTTCTTTTGTTCTTTTGGATGTCTCTGATCAGGGAGAATATGCCACACCCAAATCGGGCGAGGGTATTTCGTCTTT